ATCTGATCATCCCCCGGCGCACCACCAATTGTCTCGACAGTTGTTGGATCTTGTCCAGCCTTTTTCGCAAACCAATATGAATCCAAAGTTGATTGTGGACTATATTTTTTAACAATATCCCCCTGATCGGCATCGAAGGTTTTGGTTGACCAATACTGCGCTTGTAATTTTCTTAAGTATGCCTCTGCTTGTGGAACTGGCAAACGACCTACATCGACGTTAAAAACAAATCTCAATGGAGCGTGGACCATTCTATGGATAACTATAGCGTCTTCCATCATCGAGAGTTGACGGTATGCTCGTCTCGCATTCTCTATGAATGGAACAATAAATTCTTTGGTTTCGTTATATGATGAATTGTTTACATATACAACTTGATTTTCCTCGTATGGAATCGGTTCATACTTTTCAACCTTTCTCGGATCATTTTTATCAAAAATTGGCTTTTGATACAAATACCCCTTCACGAGCATGTTTTGTATATTTGAGTATACGGGGTCGATCAAATCCGCAGGAATATTTATAACTCCCAAAACCCCCTCATTCACATAATCCTCATGAATTATAAGTTCAAAATACAATTCACCTTCAATTAAAAATTGTCTGTAATATTGCCATCCATTGTTGTGAAGATCGAAATGTTCAATGAATTTATCCCATTCCTTTAAAATTTTATCCTTTTTATCAGACTCCAATTCAGCATTTTTAAATTTTAATTTTACAATGTTGTCATCTTCATCTGGATTAATCGTTTCGTCACAAATCTCATCCAATGCATCGGCAATTTCAGAAAATGCCGCCATTGTTCTATAATCCCTCAATCGACCCGGTTTATCCTCCGATGCCGACGCATACATTATGTTGGAGAAGCTTTTATCCTGCTCAATGGAAGAAAACGCGGTATTGTTGTAATCATTACTAAGCGTTACCGAATGCTTCGAGAGAGCTTCCGGTCGACGCATTCCAACATGTTGGAAATATTTATATTTGGGATTTTTTGAATCCTCAGAGTCTAAAATATTGTAATTGTAGGGCAGTCTATTTTTCAGATATGAGGTCATCGACCTGTCATAAGTAGACGATTTTCCATCTCTAGAAATATTAGTCCGATTATTCGGATTATTTATCATACCTGCCATAACGTTATTTAATTACATTTCATTAAATAACAAGAATATTATGGTTACTGCTCACCCAACCCGCACTATTTGATGTGACTAAGGTAAAATTACCTGAGCTTAAAAAGTTGGTTGATAGTGTCACGACCGAAATATTATCATTAACTACTTCCACAGCTTCTGATGGTAATTTATATGCTGATATTTTTGGATATTTTGCAGTGTCGATCTCCACAAATTCCAAATTTTGTCCAATATCAGTTCCACTCAAATACCAGTAATTATTGAAATTGAATCTTTTTCCATAAAGGGTTAAAACATTTTCCGATGAAGATTCTATATTTATATTACTGTAATATGGTCTACCGTTTACAAATTCGTTTGTTATTTCTGGGAATGCTGATATATTAATAGTATCCAGACTATAATCGCTCAAATTGGATGCATACGTGAATTCTTCGCCTGTTGAAACGGGGACAAAATTACTCTTGATTGTGTATATGGGCGCTTCCGGAGTTTCCATAGATGGAAAAATCCATCCTTTTATGGTGAATGATGTATTTGCAATGACCCTATGCTTCTCAGATTTGTCGACATCAATTGGTTCCTCGTAATCTATAGAACCTGACCAAGATACCTCAGATCTCAGTTCGTCAATGAAATCCATACCAAATTCTTCTGGGATTTTCCAAGAAATTATAAAATATGGATTGCACCACGGTATGAAATTTGAAACAATTTGATCAATATCCTCCTTATAATTTGCAATTATCGAAACATCAACATCGCAGGATACTGGAACAGGTAATGGTATTTTGGACACATTTTTATCATTAATATGTGGCCTATACATATTTTGATCTTTGTATTGTATCCTGTTTGAATCACGTTTCAAATTCTTCCTATTTATGGAAATAGCCGGAAGTGTAATATTTTTAGCGGGATTTACTATATCAAATAAAGCTCTCTGCTTAGAACCGTTTATATAACGGACGGCTATTTTTTCCTTCGCGACTCCAGATTTATCGAATCTGTAAACAAAACAGTTATCAAATGCCGCGACAAATTGCGTCATTATAGAATATTGTTCTCTGAAGTAGGAATATTTTTCCATTTAGAATATTTATCATTGAAAACGGTCAATGAAAAACTTCGGCAATTTCTTTTTGTTTCTGTGAACAGCATCGAAAATACTACCGTCCAAAATATATGTTATACATTCGTCATCCAAAGATCTTAGGCATCTGCCACAAGATTGTATTAGAGTTTTAAGCATTTGATTGGAATACCAATCCTTATCAATTTTCATCAATTTTTCGACACGTATCTCTTTTGTCGGCAACCAAGGGGCTTTCAAGAGAATTTGAAACTTACCCAGATCTCCCTTCAAATCGACACCATATGTCATACTTGGACTCACTAGAACAGTGGGATCTTTACTCCTCTCATGTATATCCAAAAGTTCCTCATTTCGAACGCCCACCTCCCTACATAACAATCTGTCGGATTTTACATTATTACGTATATAATCAGTAATAAATTGGGTGTGGGTGTGGATGATACCTTTTTCATTTTTATGCTCATTCAACAATTCCTCCACTTGCTTCGCCAATTTAGGAAGCATGTCGTTCATATTTTTAAAATTCAGTTTTTGAGAAGCTAAGATGTATATCGGACCCTTTTCAGAATCGAATGCCGAGTCGACTTCAATATATTCGTAATCGGTAATGCCTAGGCTTTTGCAAAAGTTTGGAGGATCGATGATTGTTGCCGACATGATCACGACTTTATCCGCATGATCAAATAAAAATTTCGACAATTTATCCACTTTGAGTGGTATGAATCTTATTTTTTTGTCAATCTTCTCAATCAGATATTCTGAATCGTAATATGTTCCGATCAAAATTTGTAAACTGGATTGTAAATTGAGCAGTTTAGAGTATTCCCCCTTCTTTTTCGAAAATTCCATCGGATCATGTCCACCGTCTTTGAAATATAATTTATAATTCTCCACATTATCAGACACATTACTCAAAAGATTCGACAACCATCCCAAAACTTTCGTGGGAGTTTCTTGGACTGGGAAAGATGATACACTTGTCTTTGTTTTGACTAAGAACGGAATATCAACCTCACATGTGAACTGTGAAACCAATTGCTCTTCTAATTCAGAACCTTCGTCACAAATTATAATTTCTCTCTTCTTCAAATGTTCCGGTAATGAAAAAAACATGCTGTAGTTCAGTGCGGAGAACTTACTCAATAACATTCGATTTCTTTGATTGTAGTATGGGCATTTGTTGGCTTTCCAACAATCATTTTTCATACCCTTCACGTATATACAAGGGGCCACATCCACAGTCATCTCCTCATCAACTTTACATTGATGATTCCCTTGTCCCTTCAAAATACCTGTATAGTCAAATGTATTTTTATATTGATCCTGTAAGGCTTTTGTGATCGTTAAAACATAACATCCGAAGCTATCCTCGGGCATCAATGCATATCCCTCTTCACCAAAGACACTATAATCATTGACACAATCTTCAAACTCTTTTGGAATATCCCTAGTGGAATTTGCTAAAGTGGGGGATATAAATGATTTACCCGATCCGGTGGGTGCATTTATAATGACAAACTTCTTACCATTGTCGAAGGCTTTTTGTGTCTTGTTGAGGATGATTTCTTGTGATTTGTTTGGGGTGTAGCCTTCGGGGAAATTGAGAATCAATCTGTTCATGCTCAGAGTCTACTCCACGATTCCCAAAAATCAAGTCGATAGAGTGACGACATACAAATAATTGTCGTGCAATTTCGATGACTCATTTTTATCCATTAATTTCATTTTCCAATAAATCTCTTCACTTCTCGGACAAAATGCCGACAACGTATAATCAAATAAATATCCATTTTCCCCTTTAATAACCTTAAAGGGGTAGGGTAAATCATATTCGATCAGCTTTCCATCATTCTCTAATTTGAATCTAATAAAAAATTGTTTACTATTATAGACCTTAACTTTCCCTCTCTTAATACTTCGCCCATCAATTTGGAAATCAATATTTTTAAGTATTAGATCTTTCAAATTCTCTTCCAGTTTAAACATACAATAATTAAGTCGATCAATTCAAAAAATCAAGAGATGCTATCCATAAATGTTTGTTTTTGTCCGTTGGACATTTTTAGTAAAACATTGTTGTAATATTTCCAGAAGGTATCGTCACCCGGAATGGTTTGTCGCAAATAACAACTATCCATTGAGACATTTCTATAATCCTGCATAAAAATATCCCACACGACAACAATGTTGTGTTTAACCTCGTCGATCCTACGTGGTGTTCTGGGTAAGTGGAAATTCAGAGATCTTATACCGTTCTCTGAATTTAGAACGTTCATCGAATTTGAACAAAGCATTCTACGAATTTCAGGTCTTCCGGGCGCTCTCTCGGGTCTACGTCTAACGAATACGACCTCACATACATTGTTGACTAGCAGATTTTTTAG